AAGATTGTGACGAGTAGCTAAATCTAGCTGAGGTTAGCCACTAGGCTCAGGAGGATAGATTGGCTGTCATATTATCCGCATGCGTATGGTGCAGATTGGACTCTGATGTTCGTCGCTCGTGGTTGCGAATAATCGGGAAATGGAGTACCTTTGCACCACCTTCAAGTGACGCAAGTCTTGGTTTGCCTAGAT